AAGATTTGACACGTCGGGCAAATCACCGGCATAGGTTCATTGTCACGAGATATGGCCCGCACCGGGAGACCGGCCGCGGGCTTTTTCGTTTCCATTTTCCGAGATCGGGCGGCGGCCGCCGGGCGCAGTAATCTCGTTGTGCTTCAGGCAAGGCGCCATCGAAGCGCGCCGCCGTCCGAACCAGTTTGCCGGTGCGCGCGAACGCAATCGGCGGCGGCCTCTCACCCTCCCGAGAGACAGGGTTCGCGCCCCAAATGAGCCGCGCGCGTGAGCTGCGCCGCTCTGCCGCGTTTTTCAAAAGCATCTCCAACGGAAGAGAGAGACCGGCATGGCTCCCACCGCCGCCTACCTCATCGCGCTCGCGCTGACGTTACTGATCCTTGTCATTCTTTGGGAGGGTTTGTCGTGAGCGCGGAGATCATTCAGTTTGTGCCGCGGCCGCGGCGTGATCGCGGCCTCGACCGCGAGTCGACGAGCTCCTATTCGCCGTGGCGGCCGGACGACCTCACGATGGCTCATGCCCACACCGCGTCATGCGAATACGCGCCGCCGCTCGACTGCGACGATGATAGGCCGGCGTGACGGCGAGCTTTCAAGGAGACTCAAAACTCAATGCCGAAAGCCGTCACCGAAATCCGCTCGCTGGCACGAAGCCACACCCGCACCGCGCTGAACGTGCTCGTCGCCGTGATGCGCAACACCAAGGCGACACCACCGGCGCGGGTGGCTGCGGCGAACGCGCTCCTCGATCGCGGCTGGGGCAAGCCGACGCAAGCTATCGGCAACGACGAGAGCGCGCTCGAGCTGATCCATCGCATTGAACGCGTGATCGTTCATCCTGATATCGTTCATCATGTCGACGCTGAAAATCCCGACCGCGAAAATATTTGAGCCGCTGCTGGCGCCGCACCGGTACAAAGGAATTTTCGGCGGCCGGGGCTCGGGAAAATCGCATTTCTTCGGCGAGCTTCTGATTGAGCTTTGCGAAGCCGAACCCGGCACTTCAGTGGTCTGCATTCGCGAGTCGCAAAAGATGCTGGCGCAATCCTCCAAGCGGCTGATCGAGAGCAAGATCGAGAAGCTGCGCCTGTCGCATCGCTTCCGCCTCTATAGCGACCGGATCGCCACGCCGGGCGACGGGCTGATCATCTTCCGGGGCATGCAGGATCATACGGCAGACTCGATCAAGAGCCTGGAAGGCTTCCGCATCGCCTGGATCGACGAGGCGCAATCTTTAAGCGCTCGCTCGCTGGCGATGTTGCGGCCGACGATCCGCGCAGCCGATTCGGAGCTTTGGGCTTCCTGGAATCCACGGCGCAAGAGCGATGCGATCGATGATTTCTTCCGCACCCGAAAGCCCGAGGGTGCGATCCTGGTCCAGGCGAACTGGCGCGACAATCCGTGGTTTCCCGCGGTGCTCGATGACGAGCGCAAGACCGACCTCGCGCTTTATCCCGACCGCTATGCCCACATCTGGGAAGGCGATTACGTGAAAGCATTCGAGGGCGCGTATTTTGCGACCATGCTTTCGGAAGCGCGGGCGCAAGGGCGCATCGGCAAGGTTGCCGCCGATCCGTTGCTTCCGCTTCGCGCCTTTCACGACATCGGCGGCGCCGGCGCGCAGGCCGATGCCTACACCATCTGGATTTGCCAGTGGGTGGGGCAGGAAATTCGCGTGCTGGATTATTATGAGTCGTCGGGCCAGGTGCTAGCTTTTCACGTCAACTGGATGCGCGAACGGGGCTACGGCAACGCGATCAACACCCTGCCGCGTGATGGCCTGAACGCGAATGTCGTCACCGGCAAGACCTACGCAGAGCATTGGCGCGACGCCGGCTTTGCGGTCGAACCGCCGGTGAAGAACCAGGGCAGGGGTGCGGCGATGATGCGGATCGAGGCGCTGCGCAGGCTAGGTGGGCAGCTCTGGTTCAACGAAACGACGACGGAGTCAGGCCGCGAAGCGCTCGGCTTCTACCATGAGAGGCGCGACGACACGCGCCAGGTCGGCCTCGGCCCCGAGCACGACTGGTCGTCGCATGCCGCCGACGCGCTCGGCCTGATGGCGGTGTGTTACGAGGCGCCCGGCCGAAGCGCCAGCTTCAACCGGGTGATCCAGTACCGGGAGCAGGGGTGGGTGTGAGGAGCACCACTACTTCAGTGCTTCTGGCTCTGAGCTTTTTGTCGCGGCATTTTGCTTAGCCTCCTCTTGTTGGTTTCTCGATTGGTTTGGATTGCGATGTAAATAATTGATATTACTTTGTTATTTTTATCGATCAATATTTGACGCACGAGGCAGAATCGCCCGAATTTAATCCTATCTAAAGATGGGCCGCCGAAGATCGGTGGGCCACGGGATGCCGCTTGCGGAGCTAACCGCCGGATGGCATCGTCGTTCTCGCGAACAAATCGCTGCCCGTCGGAGTTTTAGCGGCAGGCGCGGTTGATGGGAGTTGGGCCATGCTGGTGACCATGCAGAATTCCGAGCTCGTTGGTAAGCTCGTGGCCTTGGCCAACGGCGATATCGATCTCGTTCAGCAGGCCATCCGGACTATTTCCGAGGGCGGCAAGGCTGCCGAGCTGGAAAAGGTCGTGGACTTCATCGTCCAAGAGCGCAAGGCGCGCATGAAGGCCGCCTAACATCGGGCTTTAATGGTTCATGTCGGTAGCGTGGACCACGGTACTGATCATCGCCCTCTTGTTTCCGGGCGTTTTCTTTTTTGTCGGCCTGTTTTTCACCGAACGATTTTCACGCGAGGTCGTCCGCAGCAATGCGATCGGCGAGGTCGGTCTTGCGATCCTGGTCGCGCTCGTTCTGCATCTTGCGGCTTACGGCGTTCTGGCCGGCGTTTTCGGATTTGACCTCGCCGCTTTCCTGGGGCCGCTCGAAACCTACGACAGATGGACCACGCTGAGGCCCGGCGTCACCATCGCCGTCAACGGCGGCATCTATACGGTCGTGATGGCGGGCGTCGGCTTTGTAGCGGGGCTGATCGCATCGAGATGGGGCCTCACCCGCCACAAGTGGATCGCGGTCGTCAACCGATCGATGCGGGAGGGTATCGTCACCGCCTTTGTCATGACGACCACCGTCGAGAACGACCGGGTGCTGATGTACAAGGGCGTGCTTTCCGAATTCTATCTCACGCTCGACGGCAGCCTCACCTATGTGATCCTGAAGAATTGCTCGCGCTTCTTCATGAAAATGGATGGCGACAATCCGACGCCGACAGACCTGCAAAAGCTTTTTGGCGACGAGCAGGACAAGAGAAAAGACCAGTGGGACTATCTGTTCGTCGACGCCAAGAACATCGCCAACATCCTGTTCGACCCCAGTCCCGAAATCAAAACCTCAGACAAGGGCAACGAAGCGCTCGATAAGGCTTTGGCCGAGTTGCGGACCGCCGTGGGAAACGCGACGCCTGCTCCATGACATTTGCTTTGGCGTCTTCGCCGGACGCCCAATTTGACACGTCGGGCAAATCACCGGCATAGGTTCAAACTCGCAACTCCCTTCAAAAGCCCGCCAGTATCGCCGATCGCGCGCTCGCGGGCTTTTTGCGTTCGATATTCCCTGCACATGAGAAGGCTTCTTGATGCCGAAAATGTCCACCTCCGACCTCAAGGCGATGCTGTCAGCCGAGAAATCCGATGCGCTGGCCGCGATCTCCGCCGCCGAACTCGCCGAAGAGCGGGCGGACGCGATGGATTACTATCTCGGCCACATGCAGAAAGACATGCCGGCGCAGGAGGGCCGTTCGCACGCGGTCTCGACCGACGTCGCCGACACCATCGAGGGCCTGATGCCGAATCTGATGGATGTGTTTGCCGGCTCCGACGAGGTCGTACGGTTCGAGCCGGTCGGCCCGGAGGACGAGCTAGCTGCCGCACAGGAGACGGACTACGTCAATCACGTCTTTATGCAGCAAAATCCCGGATTCATGATCCTCTATTCCTTCGTCAAGGATGCGCTGCTCTCCAAGATCGGCATCGTGAAGGTATGGTGGGAGGAGCGCGAGGAGGAAGAGCGCGAGACCTATTATGACCTGACCGACGATCAGTTCGCGCTGATTGCACAGGCGGTCGCCGAATCCGAAGGCGCGATGACCATCGTGGCGCACTCGGTGCACGAGTTGGGCGAGGCGCCGGAGGAAACGGAAGCGACGAGCTAGCAGACCGGCCGCCTCAGTCTTTTTGCTGCTATGCGGGAAAGCGCCGGTATCGCAACCCCCCGAGCGGCCCGTATCCGGTGGTGAGGCCAACGAAAATGGATCAGCTCATCGCATCGTTCTTTTTTGATTTCTTGATCGATATGATCGGGTATTCGGTGGCGCGGCTCGCGCTGCCGTGTCTTTCGTTTGGCTGGGTATACGCCCAGCCGCTCTCTTCTTTGGAGAACAATTTCAATATCTTTGGCTACCGCCATGACGGCAAAGGGCGCATAGAGATTAATACAACCGTCGCAGGCTTTTTGGGCTTCATCGTTGCCGTCGCCATGTTCTTCTTGTTCGGGCTTCTGATCTCGAAGCTTTTCTGACCAATCTAATCTAACCATGCTGAATTCGAGCGGGGAGCCATTGACGCTCTCGGGCTTCTTTGTGGGGACCGACACGCCTGGCCCAGGTTCGTCTTCCGCCAGCTCTGGCAACGCCAATCCGAATCCATTGACCTCTCAGACCGGCGTCGGCTCGATCGGGTCGAGCATTGGCGCGCCCGCCGATCGGTCTCTTCGGTGTGCCCTCGTCGAGCTCATTCGGCGATGGCATCCGAAGCTGGTCATCTTCCGTAGCCCCAATTAGCCCGCTTTACGCTGCGCCGCCGGCACCGCCATCCGACCAAGCCGGCGGCGTGTTCGGCATGTTGCTCGATCATCTGCGCGATAATCCGAACCGGTAACGGACGGCGTGCCGCTTATCTCGAATATCTGAAGCGTCTGAACGCCGCTTGAGCGGCGAACAGCCCCCGCGGCACGCCACTACGCTCTCCGATTAGTTTCACAACATCCCCGATCCATCACAGCGTCTCGCGAACCGCGAGCACGCGACCCCTCAACATGCCCGGAGGCAATGAGCTGAACATCATGGCTACTCCCTTGCTTGCGCCGCCGCCGCAACCACCCGCGCCGGCGCCCGTGATTACCCACGACGTCACCATCGTCACCACGCGAAAGCTCTCACAGGCTCGCGTGCTTGGCGTACCACCGGAGGAATTCGGCATCGAGCGTGGCGCGCGCTCGATCCGCGACTGCAACTATTGCTTCCACGAAGTGGTCACCAAGACCGAGAGCCAGCTCATCGCCGAAGGTTTCGATGCCGAGCAGATCAGGTCATTGGGCGATTACACCGGCACGTCCGAGATCGAGACGTTGGCGCGCGACACGGTGGAGGAGCATTTCGGCACCGGCGGCGGCGACGTCAACAAGGCCGCGCGGCTCGTGCGCACCTTAGAGCCCGATCGCCTGATGGGGTACTGCGTCGCGATCTATTTCGCAAAGCTCTTGATCTTCGACAAGGTCTTCGGGCTCGGCACGACCGACGGTATCGCCGGATTTGCCTCGACAACGGCCAATCTAATCGTCGCGTCCTACTTCGCCAAGCGCGGCTTCGAGAATGTCGCGAGGATTATCAAGCGATGATCCGGGATCATCAAGCGATGGCTAGGCAGGCGTGACGCCATGGCTGACATCGACGAAGATACCATCCGCACGGTTGTGGCCGAGACGCTTTGCGAACAGCAAAGGATCCATCACAGCGATATCGATGCCGTGGTCGATCGTGCCATTACCACAGTGCTTGCTTCCTTTGGAATAGAGGAAGACGATCGTCGCGAGCTGCGCTCCGATTTCCAGCACTTGCGGCGGTGGCGCAAAAGCGTCGAGCAGGCGCAGGGTTTCACCTTCAAGGCGGTCATCAGCATCATCGTCGCGGGTTTCCTCGGCGCGTTGTGGCTTGGCATCAAGGCGATGCTTGGCAAATGATCCTTTTTCCATTGCTGCTGGCAGGACTGCTGGCCTCGTCGCCGGTCGATGCCATTCCCTGCTGGGTCGTCAAGCGCGCGGTGGCCCAATATGGCGAGGCGGCCGTGGAGGCGTGGGCGCGCGCGAAGGGATTTTCAGCCAAAGACATTGAACGCGCCAGGCGATGCCTCAAGCCATAAACGTTTACCGGATTCGCGAGGTGGACGCTCGGGATGACGAGATCGCGGATGTCCTGACCGAGCTGCATCGTCTGACCTTCTTCAGCGGCGCCTCCATTCCGCCGTTTGATGGAGGACATTGGTGGCTCGCCTACCGCGGGTCGATGCCAGTGGCCTTCGCCGGCGTGGTGCCGTCGACGCATATCCGCAACGCCGGATATCTCTGCCGGGTCGGCGTCCTGCAGCGTCATTGGGGGCATCGGCTTCAGTTGCGGCTGATGCGCGCCGGGGAAGCACGGGCGCGGCGTAATGGCTGGAGTTGCGTGGTTTCCGATACCACCGGCAACATCGTCTCGGCCAACAACTTCATCCGCGCCGGCTACCGGATGTATGCGCCGCCATACCCATGGGCGTTTCCGGATACGCTTTATTGGCGCAAGAGCCTCATTTCCCGCAGCTTCTCTTCATAGCACCCATTCGAAAAGACAATAACAGAGCAGGCGCGCGGTCGACTTCGCTTGGAAGGACGGCAAAGGCCCGTATACAATATCCCGCAAAGATCTCGGCTGGCGACGAACCGGAGATCGACCAACGGGAAGGAACGAGCCGATCATGACCGCGAGACCGAAACTGCCGGGGCGGCTGCCGAGAGAGAAGGGGGCTCCGACCGCTCTCGATGGTTTGTTGGTCGTCGATTTCACCCGGGTCGTGGCGGGTCCCGTCTGCACGCAGACGCTGGCGGATTTCGGTGCCGAGGTTATCAAGATCGAAAACCCCGAAGGTGGCGACGATAGCCGGCATTACGAACATGCCGATCTCGCTGGCGAGAGTGCGGCCTTTATCAGCATGAATCGCAACAAGCGGGGCATCGCGCTCGATCTCACCAAGCCTGAGGCTTGCGTGGTGGCGCACGAGTTGATCGCGCGCGCGGACGTGGTGGTGGAGAATTTCTCCTCCGGCGTGATGAAGAAATATGGCCTCGACTATGCGTCCGTGGCGCCAGCCAATCCGCGGCTGGTCTATTGCTCGATCTCGGCCTATGGCCGCAAAGGCCCGTTCGCATCTCGCCCCGGTTTTGATCCGATCACCCAGGCCGAAAGTGGCTTCATGTCGCTCAATGGCTTTCCGGACGGACCGCCGGTGCGGACCGGGCCGCCCGCGGTCGATATGCTCACGGGCATGTCGGCCTGCAACAGTATTCTGCTGGCGCTTCTCGCCCGCGACAAACTCGGTCGCGGCCAGCATGTCGAGGTGGCGCTGTTCGACATGGCGTTGACGATGACGCAGTTCTACGGCATGGCCTATTTGATGAGCGGCGTGAATCCAAGCCGTCAGGGCAATTCGCCGAACGGCTCGCCTGCCGTCGGCCTGTATAACGGTTCCGATGCGCCGTTCTACATCGCCTGCGCCAACGATCGCCTGTTTCGCCGCCTCGTCGTTGATGTGCTCGGACGCCCCGATCTCTTTAGCGGCGAGTTTGGCGATCGCCGCTCGCGTGTAGCCAATAAAGACAAATTACGCGCCATCCTCACCGACGTCTTTGCGAAGGACACCCGCGAGAACTGGGTGACGAGGATGAAGGCGGTCAACATTCCGGTCGGTTTCCTGCGCACGGTCGAGGAAGCCTTCAACTCTCCCGAGGCACGCGAACGTCATCGCGTCAGCGAGATTCCGCACCCCAAGGCAGGCACCGTTCCGAATATCGAATCCCCGCTCAATCTGTCGCTGACGCCCGTTATCGATCCGGTCGCGGCACCGCTGCTTGGCCAGCACACCAGGGACGTGCTGCGCGATACACTCGGCTACGATGAGGCGCGGATTGCTGCTTTGGCGGAAGCCGGCGTGTTCGGCAAGGTATTGGCTGCGGCCGACTGATCGCTCGCAAATCATTGAGGATGAATATGCCCGGTGGCCGCTCGGCCGCCGGGCTTTTTTTCGTTTTGGGAGCCGTATTTGAAATTTGACTTGCTTTCGCCGGTTCTCCGGGCCTGTATTCTTGCCCTCGCCATGGCGGTATAAAATGTGTCGCGCCCAGCGACGATGTAGCCGCCCCGTTGTTTCCGATCTCCAAGGAGTTTCCCATGACGCATGCCATCCGTTTTCACAAGACCGGCGGCCCCGAGGTTCTTGTCTGGGAGGAGGTCAACGTCGGCAAGCCGGGAGCGGGTGAAGCGCGTATTCGCCACACCGCCGTCGGTCTCAACTTCGTCGACATCTATAATCGTTCGGGCGTGTATCCATTGCCGCTGCCGAGCGGCCTGGGTGGCGAGGGCGCCGGCGTCGTCGAGGAAGTCGGCTCTGGCGTCACCGACCTGAAGCCTGGCGATCGCGTCGCTTATGGCGCGGCGCCGCTCGGCGCCTACGCCGAGGCGCGGCTCATTCCGGCGGACCGCTTGCTGAAACTGCCTGACAGTATCGACGACAAGACCGCGGCTGCGATGATGCTCAAGGGCCTCACCGTGCAATATCTCATCCGCCAGACCTACCGCGTCAAAGCAGGTGACACCATTCTGCTTCATGCCGCCGCCGGCGGTGTCGGCCTGATCCTGTCGCAATGGGCCAGGCATCTGGGCGCCACCGTCATCGGCACCGTCGGCAACGACGAGAAGGCCGCACTGGCAAAAGCCAATGGCTGCGCGCACGTCATCGTTTATTCGCGCGAGGATTTTGTGAAGCGCGTCGACGAAATCACCGGCGGCAAGAAGGTGCCGGTGGTTTACGACTCTGTCGGCAAGGACACCTTCCTGAAATCGCTGGATTGTCTCGCGCCGCTCGGCGTCGCCGCGTTGTTCGGTGCATCCTCCGGCGGCGTCGAGCCGCTCAATCTTGGCCTATTGGCGCAGAAGGGTTCGCTGTACGTGACCCGCCCGACGCTGAACACCTACGCGGCTAAAGCCGAAAGCCTTCGCGCCATGGCGAAGGAGTTGTTCGAGGTGGTGACTTCCGGCGCGGTCAAGATCGACGTACGCCAGACCTATGCGTTGAAGGATGCCGCCAAGGCGCACGCTGATTTGGCCGCGCGCAAGACTACAGGCTCGACCGTCCTGTTGGTATGAGACGCGATGGCCCGCGTTCTGATCCCTTTGCCGGCGCGGGACTTCGATCCGAGCGAAGCCGCCGTCAGCTGGCAGGTGTTGTCG